CTCGGGCCTGTTGAAGCAATTCGATGTGTCCCGAGTGAACGGGATCGAACCCACCAGATACTGCAACTATAGTATTTTTCATTCTTGAATTCTGTAATAATCTTTATCTAACCAGGTAGTGATCAACTCTTCTTGTTTTACATATCCGTAACGATCAACACAATTCTTGACACTTTCGTTTACTAAATTTGCATCAATAAGATCATGCCACGTGGTATTCTTGGTATCCATTGGTGCAACATCGCTTTTGTAAACAGCAGCATGTAGCCACATGTCATTGGGATCTTTATAAAAATAAGCATCGCGGCAGTCAAACCCATTTACTGCTAGCATGTACATTAAATTTACAACATTGTGATTAAAATACCAACCGCTATGGCTAACATTGTTTAATCTATTGTGTTCATAATGAATGCTTTGTGGAATAGACAAAATCATCATCCCATTCACACTCATGTTTTCGTTCCACATACGCAATGTGTTTAGTGGATTTGTTAGATATTGAAAAGTGTCGTGACACCACAACAGATCAATTTGTCTAGAAATGGGAATGTCAGTTTCAATATCAGCTTCAAAAATTTTCACATTTTGATAGCTATGTAAAGAAGAATCAATTTGTTTGATGTTTTTGTCAACTGCATAGCACAAATAGTTTCTGGGTTCTGGAGGATCGTCTCTGGTAGTCAACGTTGCCCACCACGCAATATCTAATCCACTACCACAACCATAATCGGCAATAACTTCGAGGCTATCTAAAAAACTATCGTACTGGTACAACAAATCTCTAATAGGTTGGCTATGTTGATAACTAGCTTCAGCGTTTTTAAACAGTCCCATGTTTTATTACCTCAATAACTAATTGTTCTTTTAATTGTTTTAATCTTGACTCCAATTGATGGCATGCCTCAGCTAATTCAGATTCTGAACCCCAATTCATCTGATGAATTAGATGTGCAGCCCAGGGTGCAAGAGCATCTTTGTTGATTTGAATATCAACTACATTGTTTTTTGGTTTTGCATTTAAACACAATGCCCATTCCCGTAATAGTTCTTTGGCGTGTGCTTGATAATCCATTATATAACAATATCTTCCATGCCTGCTGTTCTTAGTCGAACAACATGACCTAACATAAAGTTCTTACTTTCAAGACCTTTCATAACCCCAAGCCACTTGTTTCTAAGCAAAGCAACTTCGTTAATGATAGTTTCAAAGTCAATGACTTCGTCTTCGCCATCTGTATATTTCTCTGCGTCGCGAGCTGTAAGAGCCCGGGCATAAGACTCCAAGTACTTTTGGAAGTGCTTTCTTCTAATCTTGCGGAGTTGTATATTAAGATAGTTAAGTACAGCCTCAATCTCTTGTAGCTGGTTAAATCTGTGTTCCGTAATGCCCGGTAGATTTGCAGCGGACTTTTCAACATTACCCCTTATGTATGTTTCTGCTTTTGCTTGTGCAAGTTCGCTCTCATAATAATTAATGAAGTCTGGAATATTGCCAAGATCTGCAACTATTTTATTATACCACATATTTTTTTAACCAAGGAAAAGTATTTTGCCAATTCAAGTTTCGACGTCGATCAATTTCATTTAAATATTCTATTAGATTTTTTTGCATTTGTTTGTTTTCAATATTAGTTGATAACTTAGCCGAAAAACCTTGTACTAATTTTTTAGTTATATCTTCTTCAAAATTAATACTTTCTAAATTTTTTTCCAGTTCAGAAAAGTACGAGCTATACTCGGAATAATCAAATGCTATCGGGGAGAGAACATGATCTTCGGGGAGTACTAAATGCAAGTTCCAGAAAATTTTTCTGTGTTCGCTCCACTGTTTGTACATTTTTAACAAATTAGGCATTTCAAAAATACTGAGGCTGGTAACAGTACTGAATATACCCAATTTAAAGACTGTGTTTTTAAGTAAAAAATCAAAATTATTTTTAAAAACTTTCATATCAAAGCCGGTTCTGACATATTCTTGTCCTGGTCCCCAACTGTCAACGCTAGCAAAAAAATCTATTCTTCTAATTTTCTTAGACACAATTAACGCATTGAGCTTCGTAACTGCATCCTTTAACACTTTTTCTTTAACTATTAAATTAGAAATTACGTTTAATTCTAATCTTGGATTAGGTTTTCTATTTAATAATTCAATCAAGCGAGAAAAGTCTTCTTGTATTAACGGCTCACCACCTAAAATATGTAGTCTATGTAATTTTTGTACATTGTTTTCTAACCATTCCCACATTAACGGTGCAAGTGTACTATACTGATCTTGACTAGCCACTCTTGATTTTATATGTATTGGTTCTCCAAATTTTTTATTTTCTTGATCAATACTCGAACTATATTGTTCGTGACAATAAATGCACATTAAATTACATGTGTTTTTGAAAAAAATTTCAAGTATTACTGGTTCTACGTGTGTCAGTGTTGAATTGTTATCTAACTCTGGGGGGTATACATCGGGGATTGTGAGTTGATATTGTCTATCGCTGTAACCACCAGAATCTTCAATTGTTTTACAGTAGTCGCAACCACTATCTCCCCACTTACCCTGTAACATCAGGGACCTGTCTTTGATTTTTGTTTCAAGATTGTGAAAATTGCCAAAATTATCTTTGGTTAATTTATCGTGTCCAGATCGATGACAACTAGATGACACACCGGTTGTTAGATACACTGACGACCATGCCCATTTAAGTCTACATGCCGACTCGGTTACGATCGGGAAATATTTTTTACTCATGCACAGTTAATCCAATCTATAAAAGATTTGGGATATAGTTCATTGATAGAAATATTTCGTCTACTTGTAAATTCTTTAAGAAAAATTTTTAAATTTTGAATCTGCATCGTAGAAGGAGTTACTTCAAGGCTTTTAAATAAAAATTCTTTACAAGGCACTGGATCTGTATCAAATGTTTTTTTAATCAAATCTTTACTTTGATTGTCCATTACATAAACAGACATAAAATCAGGTTTGTACACAAAATCATAGCTTAATGCATATTCACGATATTCTTGTAGGAAATCATGATACCCAAACAAGCTCAAATTACTAAGTACCGAATGAAATAAAAAATTTATGTTATGGCTTTTAATTAACTCAACTTTTTTTCTGTAATCTTCCCATTTGTTTCCGTACCTGTTAAATTCCAAAAACTTATCAATATTTTCTCCGCTTAAAAATAAAGTAATATTTTTAAAATTTTGCAGTTTGATCAATATCTTTGTTAGTCTATCGATGTTAACACCAAGTCCGCTAAAAACAATTACATTAGGAATACTTTTAACCTTGTCAAGAATATCAAATAAATTATTGTGCAAAAAAGGTTCGCCGCCGGTAACAAATAGAGTGTTTACTGTTGGAGATAAAATTTCTAATTCGTCAATTACTAATTGAAATATACGACTTTTTGTTTTAGTTTTTTGTGATAAATTGACTGTGATTTTATCTCTGATGTTTAACTCATATCTGTCATCGTCGATTGTAACAGGATAGTTTCCGTGATCTTGCAAATCTTTACGCCAAGCACTACTATACTCTTTAAGGCAGTACGTACAGGTTAAATTACAATCACTACCAATGGTTAAATCAAGGGTAGTAGGTTTAGCAATTATTTCGTTGTGTGTTTTTACATACCCTTGACGGATTATGCGTGGACTTATTGCTCCAACATCTTCGGCTCTAAAACAATTGTTTTCACAACTAGTATTCCTTTCATTGACTAGCATCATTTGTCTTTCTTGCATAGTCAATTGAGTATTGAACAACTGGCCAGGATTACTTTCTAACCACGTCAAATCAATTGACTGTGGTTTAGCGGCATCGCAGTTATAAATATTACCTTTTTCAATGTCAATTTTCATGCTTTGAAATTTAACATTGCAATAATAATCTCTTTCCTGATTATTATTTTTAATATCAATAACTTTTTTAATAGTCATCTTCGATATCAGTGTCATCCTCGGTTACGTACTCTTTGAGAGCTCTAGCCAAAGCAGCATCAGTTGCTCCAAATTCTTTGAGCTCCTCATCGGATAACATATCAACCATAACACTCATTAAGTTATCAGCACATTCTTGTCGATCCCTGGAAGGCACATACGATTTCATTGTAGTATACAATTCGACTAATACTTCTACATCAATACTCATTGTTCAGTTTCCTCTTCTGATTGCTCAACAGCGGCGCCATGTGGATGAGCGGAGTAATCTGCCATCACTTTGTCTAGCGACCCATCTTCATTTCGTTCCCACGCTTTGCGGAACTGTTTGATAACTGTGCCGTCTGCTAGCGTGTATTTAAGACTATTGCCTTCCTTCTGCAATAAACCTTTGCCTTCGAACATGTCAACAAGACCGCTGTAGGGATTCATGCCGGTCTCATAAGGAATCTTAACTTGTACTGATTCAAACGGCTTGGCGTAGCGTGTTTTCATAATCTTACATGCTGCACGAATACCTTTAACTTCGCTAATCTTGTTGCCATCCTCATCTTCTTTGAGCTTGAGTTTCTTCATGGCAACAACGATAGAGCTTGCATAGATAAATCCTTGGCCGCCTGAGATTTTATCATCAGGATCAAACATGTCTTGGCTAGCGTAAGTGTGGTTAGTTGCAACTAGGCCGATGTTTAGATCGCCAAACATGTTAACACAGTTACGAACTAGTGCTGTTAGTGCTTTAGGTTTACGACCCATGTCACCTTTTAGATCACCTGCATCAAATTGATTAACATCTGTCGGAGTAAGTAACATGCCTAAACTGTCTAATACAAACAATACCTTAGGACGTTCTGTCTCTGGAATACCTTTGTATTCTTTGACAAATTCACTAATCATTTTAGCAACATCATCGATCATTGCCATGTTGAGTTTGAGAAGCTTGTCTTCAGAAGTATCGACACCAAGTGCGTGGAGCCAGGCTTCGTCAAGTGCGTTTTCAGTATCAATGAGAATAACATATATACCTTGTTGTTGTGCGTTCTTGACGAGATTTCCTGAGCAGATAAAGGATTTACCCGCACCAGACTCTCCAGCAAATACAGTAACCTTGCCCATTGGTATACCCTTATTAAAGTCCCCACTGATAAGGTAGTTAAGAGCGTAGTTGTTTGTAGAGATCCAGTCAGTTGGATCTTTAAATCCAACGCTGATACCGTCAATACTTTTTGTAATACTTTTGCGAAATTTTGAGACGTCAAATGGTTTGGCCATAATTAGGTTCCTTGATTATTTTTTATTAGTATATGATAAAACAAGGGGGAAACCCCTTGTTTTTATTTTGCTCTATTACGAATCATTGCAAGAATATCTTCAGCTTTTTGACTTGAAGGTTTTGCAGCAGGTGTAGCAACAGGTGCAGTCGCTACCGGTGTGTCATCTTCGTCGTCGGAAACGAAAGGACTAGAAGATTGTACAGGAGCAGGAGTCGCTTTTACCACTGGTGCCGGCGCTGCAGATTCTGCTGCGTCATCACCGCCTTTGCCCTGGAAGCCACTTGGCTTGAAATATTGGCTCCAACGATCCGGATCATATGCTTGACCATCTACTGAAGCTTCAAACATTTCCTTGATTACTTTTAGTTCTACTTCGCCCGGGCGCTTGGGCATGAAGTCGCTTAGGTTATATAGACCGTGTGAATCGATAGCTGCTTGCTCTTGTGCAGTTAATGCAGATTCCTTGCGGCTCCACTTACTAGTGCTGTAATCTGCATAACCACCTTTGGAAGTTTTTGTAACAGTGAAATCCAGACCGGCGGTGTAATCTGTAGGCATGCTTTCTAGTTCTGGGTCCATTAGTGCAGCCTTGATTAAATTAAAAATTTGCGGACTAATAACGAAACGTCGAATCGGATTCTC